GCCAAAGTAGCCGTTTTTCGTGCCGTTAGTGAGGGTCAGCGCGGGGTTGGCGCTGCCAGAGATCGTAATTCCGGACGCGTCCGTGGCGGCGGCAGCCACAAGTAACGAATTGGAGAACGTCGATGTCCCAATCGAAACCTGACCACCAAACTCGTTGAGCGAGAGCGGACGAACAGAACCGGAGCCAAGCTGCTTCGTGCCGATATGGGCACGTCCAGTGGCGTACTTCCGGATCTCGAGTGCCTCCCAGTTCGCCACGTCTTCCTGGACATCATTCGAGCAGATGTCAATCCAGCAGTCGGCGGCGCTGCTGTTGGGCATGAGGTCCAGCGCCATCGCCCGCCCAGAGCTCGCCGGGCGCAAGTATGCGACCGCCGCATTGGGTGACCCGCCCCATGCGCCATTGCGCAGATCCCACGCCATATCGGACCGGGCGCCAGCGAAGCGCATGATACCCGGCGAAAGCAGCGATGCACCGCTCGAGTGCGCCGCCGGGGTGCTAAAGTAGGCCCCGCGCTCGACGGTCAAGTCCGATCCCGACACGCCAGTGACCTTGACCACCTCGTTGTTGAGACCATAGTACCCGCCGACCTGGACCAGCGAAGAGTTGGATACCGATAAGGTCGTAACCGACCCGTTGGCCACAGCGGCGCTCAGCACAGCTTCGCCGATGCTGTTTCGGACTTCCGCCCGGCCAGGGTAGTAAATCTGGGTCGCTGCGGCTGTCACCCACTGCGAGGAGCCGAACGCCTCCCACACGCGCGCGCCCGCCGAAACAGCGGTCGATTTCTCAAATACCTTACTGGTCGCGTTGTACCGAATTAGCCCCACCGTGTCGGCCAGAAGATTCGCCTGCGCGGCTGCGTAGGTGGTCGCCGCCACGGCGAGAAATCCGTCGGCGTAAACCTTCCCGGTCAGGACGGCATCGTCAAAGGCGGATGTGGTGCGGCCGGCGGTGGTGATTACGCCGCCAACCGCGTCAGTCGAAACGTTCCACAGCGCGCCGCCAAAGCCGCCGCCCGACAAGGAGACGCGATCAAGAAGAGAGAACACCGCCTTCGAAACCCCAGCCTCGACCCAATAGCCGCGCCAGTAACCATCCTCGCGCTGAAGGACGGTCTTGGACTCGGCCGTAAGCGCAGGCTTGGCGCTAGCAAACTCCTGCGCCGTCCTGCTGCCACTCGTCGAATGCTTCAGGAACTCAAAAGTGTTCGTCCCGTGGAGCCGGTTGCCATAAACCCGGTTCACATCGCCGGAGGTGAAATTGAATCCGTTCGCGTCTTCCTGCACGATCCCTACTGGGCTCGCTGGCGAGTAGTAGACATCGTTATCGGTGACCGTGTTCCCGGATGCGCGCTGGTTGGAGCCGCTGCCGATGTTGCCGAGGATGATTGGAGCAATCGACGCAGTGGCCGGGTGCTCGATCGTGTTGCCGGAGACCGTCCCCCGCCGCGAGGCGTACATCCGGATCGCGCCGAGCCCACAGTTGCGGAAGCGGTTGCCGGTGACTCGGACGCCAACGGCGGCATCGGCGAGGTTATTGGTGTTTGAGGTCTGGGCGCCGTAGCAGTAGTTTCCCGCCCAGGAGGCGATCGCGTCCTCGGCGTACTCGGGTTCGCCGGCGGCCGGCACGATCACCGTGTTGTCGCTGACGACGCCCTCGGCGAAACCGTCGAGATCCATCGCGGCGCCGTAACACGAGACGAACGAGTTCCCGCGATAGCTCACGCCGCGCGTGAGCCCTGCAGTGTCGAGCCCTACGGCCCACTGGCCGTTGATCCAGCGGGGCACGCCGGGGTTCGTATCGTCCGTGCAGACGTACCCAATGCGGCGGAAGTTGTTTCCGCTGACGTCTCCACCGACGACGGCGCCGATCATAATGCCGTCGCGGCCGATGTCTTCGAACGAGTTACCCTGAATCCGGAAATCCGAATGCAGGGTGCCGAAGCCGTACACATGACTCCAAATCTGATTGCCGGTACTGCGGCGGAACTTCCCGCCGGTCACCTTCATTCCCCGAACCGCGTGATTCCCAGACAGGCCGTCGCCTTGGGCAAGTATTCCCCCAGTCCAGCTTCCGTAGATCTCGCTGCCGCTCACCGCCCCGAAGAGCCACGAACGGTTGTCATGCAGGTCGGGATCTTCGATCGCAACCCGCCAAACGGTTCCGGTCCTCGCGTCGATGTGGACCGCGTAGCCGCCGGTATGGAAGATCCGGAACCGCCGCAGCGAGACATCCTTCGCGCCCGGATGGATCCGGACCGAGGAGTTGGCGGTCAAGGCGTTGGAACTGGGATCGCTGAGGGACGAGTACAGCGCCACCTGGGGCATCGTCACCTGGCCGTCGATGGCCAACGCCTCGAAGCCCGACTTCACGCCGGCGAGGTTCAATACACCGCGGCCGGTGGGAAGATTCGCCCGCCGCTTCAGGATCGTCTTCGCCGGGCCGTCGCCCAGAAGCGTCACATTAGACGGGATGTCGATATCGACGACCGGGTAAACGCCCCATGGAAGGTACAGAACGCCGCCTCCGGCGTCGCCCAGGGAATCTAAACCTGCCTGGATCCAGCTCGTAGCGTCGGCGGACGATGATCCGTCGCGAATAGCGCCGTGCTGGCTCGGTGGAACGAAGTCAAGCACGGACGGACGCTCTCCCCACTTTTCCTTGGGCAACCGTTGTACGCTACCGGTAAAGTCAGGCATAGGCCACACCCGCCGCAATTCCATCAGAGTCTAACGATCGGCCGTATACATACACTTCCCGAATCGGATTCAAGCTAGCCAACGACTCGGCTCCTCCACCGTCGACGGTTGCCACCTCCACCAAAACCGTTTGGTTCTTGTAATTGGCGGCCTCGATGGTGGCCGTAAACTCCGCAAACTGGTTCGAATTGTCGATGCTGTCGGATGTTTGGGTGACCTGCCAGTCCATCTCTTCGACGATGTAGCGCGAGTTGGATGTTGGCGTCTGGATCCAGTCGCCATCGATGTAAATCTTCGTTGCCGTATTGCTGGCGACTCGATACCCGTGGCCACGCCCGGGACCGGCGATGATGCGCAGCCGCATCCCGATCAGCCCGTCTACCTCAAGTCCGGCTCCAGAGATTGAGTTCGCCCAAAGGGCATCGCTGATAAAGTTCCCGCCGCCGTCTGCGCCGATCGTCGGCGTCGACCGCATTACCAAGGCGTCGCCTGGCGCCAGGCCCCACAATGATGGGTCCGGCGTCACGCTCAGGGTATCTGCCGTGTTCGACGAAACACGAAAGTTATCCATCAACATGACCGTGCCGTCCGCCCGTCCTACAATCGAGCAGTCCCGCCCCGCCCACTGGTTTGTGGTCCACCCAGCTCCGGCGAGCGTAAAAGTCCCGGATGCCACCCCGGTGATGGCGGCACCCCATACTCCGGAGTGCTTCACGCGCTTCAGCTTCAGCCGGAGGCGGTCGAACTCGGGATCCGGCACTCCATAGAAACGCTCGCGCCAGTTGGAGACCGTGATGCTGGCCGGCGAGCCCGTCGCCTCAACGTGTTTGGTAAGGAGCTGGGGAGTGTTACCGACGTACACAATGTAACCCGCGGCTCCCGCCGGCCAGTCGAGCACGGGGATCGTAATTGTGTTCAGAGAGTTGGCGGCGGTCACGACCACCTGACATAGCGTCGAGTGCGGCGACAGTCGGCCGTCAGCATCCTTTGCGCAGATGGCGGCAAAGTAAGTCCAACCGCCGCCAGGAAAGGTTCCGGATCCAGTTGATGTCGTACCCTGACGACCGACAATTGGCGGCGGCAGCTCCGCCAGCATGTTCACCGGCAGCGCTCCCGAGATCAACATCTTCACCAGGTTGGTCCCGTCTGCCAGTACTTCCCCGGTTTCGCGGATGAAGAACGACCAGTCGTCGCGGCTAAACATGGGATCGCCCGGCTCTGGCTGGGCCGCGACCGGGCACCAGGCATACGAGGGCCGCTCCAGGCGATCTCGCCGCGCCTCGGTCAACGCAGGGTCGCCGGTCTGGCCAAAAGTGTCGACGTACCAGTTATCGTTATGCCGCTCAGCCACAATTTTCACCGTTTCGAAGTTGTTGGATGGCCGGATCTGTAGCAACCGGATCGGCACATTGGACAGGCCATAGTGGGAATCGCTCAGCCGGCAAATTTGCCCGACGCGCAGCCGGACGGCGCGCTGCCCGTCTAGCCACTCGTAAATCTCTGTTCCGGCCGCATCCCCGCGCGGATTGCCCAGGAGATTTCTAGCGAGCCGGCGCGCCGTAATCCGCTTGGCCTGGTCCAGGGTGTCGACGCCCTCCACCTGCAGCTGCTCAACGTTCTCCTGGGCTGCTCGGTTGACGGCCTCGACGTTTATAAGCGACAGCGAGTCCTCCGCCCAGTCTCGCTCGGAGTTGGGAAAGCGGAACTGGATCCTATTTGCAGTGCTTGACACCGGCCGCGGCGCGATCGTCAAAGTCGACTTGCGGCTGGACAGCAGCACTTTGTCAAAGTCGAAGGCGCTGTATCCGTTGGCCGTCACCCCGGCCAGGCTCTTCGACGTGACGGCAGAAGCATTATTGGACCCAGCGATCGCGGACGGCTGTTGGCTTGCCATTGTTCCTTCGACAAAGAGCTGCAGCGTGCCCGCCGCGCCATTCGGCACGAGAATCCCGCCGAACCCAATACGAACGGCGCGGATGATTTCCGCCGCGGATCGCCGGCGATCGATCACCAGGGAGCAGCCATAGCGTGGGTGCGACGAGGTGGCGCCGTACTGGTCGGTATAGCTGATGGTGGCGGCGCAGATGGCGGCGGCGGCCACGAAGCTTGGAATGTCCAGATCCGCGTAATCGAGCCCGGCCCAGATCAAGAGATCCATCAGCACCCAGGCCGGATTGGACGTGTACTGACGCGTGTAGGTGGATCCGTCCGAGTAGACCCGGAGCTTCGGTCCTTGGACCAGGACCCGGAGCCGCGGCCGCTGGGAAGACTCGGCCACCCGACGCGGCACCACCCATAGGATTGCGCACATCGAGCCGTAGGGGTCGCCGTTTCCGCTCCAGGGGACGTCGAGATTAGAAGAGCCGTCGCGGTCGCCGCGGTTGATCACGTTGTAGCGGAGGAGCGCATCCCGAACGATGTAGTTCACGCCGCCAGTAACATCCGTCGCCGGCTGCAGCTCGGTGTCATTCACCACGACCCGAAGGATGTTGTTCACCTCGCCCAGGCACACAATCGCTTCACCGCGGGTTGAGTTGCCGTCGCCGAAGACGCTCGTGATCTTGGCGTTGACCCAGGCGGTACCGTAGACCATCGGGACAGGCTCTCCGTAACGAAGATCGTTTGGCGCGTTGGCTAGGTCGATCCAGTTGCCCGTCGTGTACTCCCGACTCCTGGAGTTGGCCGGGGTATCGTATTCGATTCCTCCGAAGCGGGTCGGCCGGGTGCAGGTCGCTTTGGTGTAGTTGCACGGAATTGCCGAATTGTTGGTCTCACCGCACTCGTAGAAGAACGAGTCTTCCTGGTCGGCGGTCGCGCGCTGCTCCGGCGTATTCGGGTTCAGCCAGGGGCAGCGCCGCTGGATCAACACGCTGGGGAGTTGCTTTCGCTGCAGGTTCAGCTTGTTGGCCGCGTTCACCACCAGCGTTTCGAACTCGGTCTCGGCGGCGTCACAAATACCGCGAAACTTCAGAATGTTGTCGTTTGAGTACGTTGAGGTGTCGGCATCCCACAAGACGAAGGTCAGATCGAGCCGGGCTCCGGCGAACCCTTTGGCGTCCTCGTAGTTGATCTTCAGCGCTTTGTCCGCGTCTGCCAGGACCATGCTGACCTTGGGGATAATGTCGATACCGCCAGCATCGTAGCCCTGAAGTGCTCCGATTTCATACGAGATCACCCGGCCCGTGTAGTTCTGTCCGCCATACTGAAAGCCGCCCTCAGCAGTGTTCAGCGGATGCGTGGCCACGCGAAGCACTGCTCCGTCTGTGAATGTGATCACTGCCAGCAGCAGCGGCTGATACGCTTGGGCCAGGCCTTTCGCGCTGTCGATTGTCGATAGAGGCATCAGGCGTGTTCCTGGATCACAACTCGCACCCGGAACAGGCCGGGCTCAAAACCTTCGATGTCGAGCGTCTCCATGCCGAAACGGCAGTTGGCATAGGTCACTGCGGTATCCGGATGAGTGAAGCTGAACGATTCGTAGGGACCTTTCCGGGCCGCCCAGAAGGCCTCGAGCGTTGCCAGGTCGGTTGCGTTGAGAAGGTGGGTGATTTCGAAGCGACGCAGCGGGGTCGCCCGCAGATTGAACGCATACTGCCAGCCATGCGGCTGTCGATTGACGACATTGCGCATCTCCACCGTTTCCCTGAACGGGATGTGGGCCGAGCCGCCAAAGGCAAAGGTGGGGTAGGCTGCCAACTCAGTTCTTCCTTGTCTGCACCGCTGTGAGTTGAAGCGACCAGAGGCCCGGCGTCGATTCCGTGCACGTCAGCTCATCCGAATCGAAGGCCATGTAGGAATAGGTGGACCCACCAACCGTGATGTCCCATGTGGCGTCGAAAGAGCCCTTCCGCTGCTCAAAGAACGTCACAATCGCCTCTTTGTCGGTCGTCACCACGTCGTCGAATATAAGCTGGATCCGCGCCAGTTCGGCCGATTGCCGCCACCGCTGCTCGGAAAAGTCGCTCCACTCCTGGATGGCGACCGGCATGCGGCGACCTCGAGTCAGCGGGTACAGGGACACCGAACCCGAGAATAGGGCAGGGAAAGACGCCATTAGACGCCGAGGACGACCTCCTGGGCAGCGCGGTTAACCGCGTGGCCTTCGTACATCGCGTACTGAAGGGCGGTCGCCAAATCATCCCGGCGGTCAATAATGCTCCGCGAGTCCAGAGCGTTGATGGTGACCATGATCGGCTGGGCGCGCAACTCGCCCCGCTTGTTGTAGTCGAATCCGGCGCCGCCGGTGCTGAAGGCGAAGTCGAGGGGCGACGTCTCCGTGTATCGGGCATCGTTCACAATGCGATCCAGCGCCCGATCGCGCCTCTCCTTTGGATTGCCCAGCAGAGCCGCGGTCGCCGACAGCGCGAGACCGATTCCCGCGAGAATGGGAGCGGCGGGCCCAGTAACGCCCGACAGCGCCAGAATGGACGCGCCCGCTCCCGCAATCGACGCAGAACCCGTGAGTGCACCCTGCACTCCGCCCGCTTTGAATCCATTGATTGCACCAAGCGTACCCGCCAAGCCGGCGCCCACTATGCCAACGCCTTGCCCCAAAGTGAGACTCTGGCCGGCCTTGCCTTGGCCAACCGGCAGGGGGACGCCATAGAGTAGCGCCGCCGTGTTGAGATTTCGTGTCCCCGCCGCCGCGTTGGCCGCCTGGTCGAAAGCGGGAGAGTTGACAGAAAGACCTCCGATGAGTCCAGCATTACCCAGGTTTCGATTGCCGGCGGAAACCGTCGACAGCCGAGTTAGATCGGGACCAATGCCTGGCAGCAAACCGGCAAGCGCACCAACTACTCCTCCTCCGCCTCCCGCAGACACGCCCAGCAGCGCGGCGGTGTTCTGCTGAGTAGCAACAGTATTTGCGTCCGTGGCGTTTTTCAACGGGTCAGCGTTTTGCGGGTCGAAGAGCGTTCCCGTGAGTAGCCGCCCAAGCCCGGAGGCCTGACCGATACGGCCGAGGACTCCACCTGCGTTCCTCGCCAGTCCTTCGCCAGCGTTTTGAGCGATTGTCCGAAGCTGCGAAATCCCGACAGACCGCACCAAGGCGCCGACGCCGCCGGACCCTCGGGAGATAAGGGCGTCGAACGTGCTGCCGATGGCATCCCGGCTTTCCTGCCGGCGACGACGCTCCAATTCTAAGATGGACAGCACCCGCTCCTGCTCGATCTGATTTTGCCGGTCGCGGATATTGAAGTTCTCCAGCGACCGAGCCGCCTCCTCTTCCAGCGCAGCGAGTTTGAGCCGGGCGATCTCCTCGATCGCGGCCCGTTCTCCACCAGGGCCCGCCATCAGCTCAACTTTGCGAGTCTGAAAACTCAGCTCTTGCTGGGTGATGGCGAGGATACGTTCGCGCTGCTGCTGCTCCTGCTGAAGCAGCAGGGCTCCATACCCTGCATTGGCAGCGGTCCGTGTTGGGTTGGCCGCCGAGATCGCGGCCTCGGATGTCTGGAAATCGCCGAACACGCCGCCGGCTTGCGCCACGCGCGAAGCCTCAGCACGCCGGAATAGCGAAGGAATGCTGCGCGATCGGAGCGACAAGTCGCCGGCCTGAACGGTAATCTGAGCGCCGGCCCGCGCTTTCTCCAAGTTTTCCAGCGCTTTCTGGAGACTGCGCTCTTCGTTCGTCAGGCGGTTAATATTGGAAAGGGTTTCGTTAAACGAAGACGCGGCAAGCGTGCCTTGGCTCAGCTTGTTGAGTAGTTCGGTCCGCTCTTGCTGGATGCGCGTCAAGCGGAACTGGGCCGACTGTTCGCCGCCACGTCCTGATGCGAAACGCTGGAATAAGCCAACCCCGGCCTGCGTGTCGGCTAGCCCAGATTGCAGTTGCTCTAGGGATTGGCTACCCACAAGCGCGCGCGTGCGCCCCGGAAGAGACTGCAGCGCGGGCCTTCCCGCCGCCGCCGTGGCGATGGCAGCGAATGGGTTGGAGTATTGTAACGCCGCGTCGAAAATGATAGCGGCTGCACCTTGAGGCCTTCGCTCCAGAATCTCGTTGACCTGCCGCAGTACGAACGTGAACGGAACAGCCATCTTGTCCCGGAGAATCTCAAACTGAAGATTCAGCCTGTTGATCTCATCACCCGCTTCTTTCAGCGGTTTCAGCACGTTCTCACGCGTCCCAAACCCCAGCTCCCCTGCTACCCGGTTGGTCGTCTGGTAGTTCCCGATCAGCGTCTGAATACGCGCCGCTGCGTCTTCGCCTCCCAGTACGGTCGATAGTCGCACGCGCTGCGATGTCTCGTCGATCTTCGAAACAGCCTCGATGGTTTCGAGCAGGATCGCATTCAGAGGCCGCACCTTGCCCGTTGAGTCTGAGAATGACACACCCAGTTCGCGCAGCGATGCCCGCGTCCGCTCGCCTTGCCCTCCCGTATCCCGCAGCGCCAGTGACAGATCCACAGCCGCCTGATTCAGGTTGGTCAGTTGGAAGTTGGATAGCTTCGCTACGGCCCGGAAACGGTCCATCTGGTTCAGTGTGAAACCGGTCGAGTCCGCAAAGTTGGAAATCTCGCGCGCGCCCTGCGCGGATGCGGTTACCAGACCAAACGCCGCTGTAGATGCAGCCGCCAAACCCAGCGTCACTCCACCCACAACGGCCCCTACCTTGCCGCCGCTAGCCGCAAACTCTTGAAATGCATTGGCCGCCGAAGAGAGCGGCCGAGAAATGAAATCCTGGACGCGTTGGCCAAACTGCATCGCGTCATCACCAGTCTTTTTAAGCGCGTCGCTGGCTCGCTTTGATGTCCGCTCGTAGGAGTTGGCCGTGCGGCCTTGCGAGCGTTCGGCCACGTCGGCGAGCCGGTTGATGGATTGTTCAAAGCGGCGCAACTCCGCCTCGCCGCGGGTTGCGCTTTCCAAGATCAGCTGATATCTATCTGTGGCTGGCATTACTTACTCGTTGCTTTCTCGAAAGCCTTTTCGTGCGCCCGCTTGACCACTGCCAGTACGCCCAGCGCATCCGCCCACCAGGCCGGCCACTTACTGGCGTCCGGCCCGAACATCGCCCCGCCGCGGTCCGTCGCCACCTCGGCATGGGCGAACAACTCCACGATGCCCAGCGATTCGCCGGTGATGTACGACACCGGGCATTCCCGGACAGCAAACTCCGGCAGCACGAAACTGATCGACTTCTCCCCCATCTTGACGTTGAAACGAGGCACCCAACCGCCGCGCCGGTCGGGGTCGTACTGCTCCGGAAAGAACTTGCGACAGTTGCGAGTCATGTACAGCTTCTGGGCCTTACAGTGCTGGCAGTGGTACTCGACCTTATTGGGCCCGCCCACCTGCTGGAACAGGTAGGCGGTCGCTAGTTTTTTTGCTTCTCCGCGGAAAGCCCGCTGGCGTCCCCGCAGGACTTGGCGATCTCCTCGATCAACTCGTCGGGCGCCTCGTCGAAGAGTGTCTCCACCGTCAGTCCGTCCGGCCCATCGATCGACACCAAAGCTGCTCGAACCATCGCCGGCGCAATGTGCTGGTCATAGATCAGCCGCGCTTCATCGTCGAGGGATGCCATCTGCAGGGACACGCCGGGCTCGAGCGCCGTCAGCTTGGCGGATCGCTGCTCGGCTGTGCCGGACCCGATGTGTTGCTGCACCAGCGCGGCCAACTCCGTTGTGAGCCGGGTGTACTCCCGTCGCTGCTCGGCGATCGCGGCGTCGCGACGCGCGCGCTGCACGCTGTTCAGCGTGCGTACGGTGAAAGAAACGCCAGGAAACGTCTCGCTCTGAACGGTCGTTTTGGTCTTTAGGTGCATACAATAGTCAACTCGTCATCGGTCCCGACGCTGGTCATGGAGGCAACGCAATTGTTTATTTGCAGAATGCTTTCCAATCCACCGTCCTGGCGCTCAATGCTTGGAATTGTGAGGTTGTTCAGGTTGAACGTCCAGATGTTGCCGGCGGTGTTGCCGAGAACAAGAGTCACGTCAAAAGTGCCCTTGGTGTGGGCCAAATGGCGAAGAGCCGCCTGATCGCTGGTGTCCTCCTCGAAGATCGACATATCCAAGCTGATTTCGCGGACGCCGGCTGCCGGAGTATCAGGATAGAACGACCCGAACGAACCGCGAAGTTGCCGGTTAAGTGCCAGCCGCAGGCGGGCCTCCGAGAGCTTGAAAGTGCTGACGCCATTGACCGTCACCGAGCCGATAAAGGCAAGGGCCGGAGATCCCAGGTAGGCGAGCGAGCCTGGCTCCGCCGGGAAAGCTGACAGACCGCCCTTCGCGGCGGCGGGCAAGGAGGCGAAGTTCGGTTTGTTGATGACATACGCTCCGCTTCCGCTGATTCGGAGCGTCGCCTCCGCCTCCTGGCCAGCCGCGAACTCGGCCGTTTCGATTACACCGCCCCACAGGCACTCGTTGAAGATGTTTGTGCCAGCTGGATCGCGGAAGTTGTAGAACGTCATGCCGGGGATGTTGCGGCTGAGCGAATAGGTAACGCTCACGCCGGCGCTCACAGTGCTGGATTGGCCCATGATGCCCTCGATGACTGGGTTGAGATCAGACAACGTGCCAGCGCTCCCGGACCCAGCCAGCGGGTACTCGTTGGTGAACGTTGCGCCCCTCCGACCGACCAGCGGTGCGAGCAGGCCGCGGCTGCCAGTTTTGCCGGCGGAGCGGACGATGTTGTCGACCGCGTTTAACTGGGCGCTGATGTGCCGAACGATATCGGTATTGGCGAGGGTCGCCGTGCCGCCCGTATGGGGTACGGCCTGCGCGCGGGGATGGGTTACCTGAACGTAGTGTCGCTCGTCAGGCGTCTGAACAATTGGCATGGAAGTCTCCTAGATCACGACTCGAAAGCCGAGCACGATGGACGTGCGTTGCGTGTAACCATCGCCGATCACGGCGACTTGGGACCGGCTGGATTGAAAGCCAACCCAGTTGCAGTTTCCTGCTTGAAAAATTGAGCGTCGTGCGCGGAGCGATCGGTAGATAGCGTCCTCGAAGGCGTTAACGTGCTTTTCGTAGTTTTTGGAGAGGTCAATGACCTCCGCCGGCGGCCGGTCCGGATCGTCGGTGGCTCGTATGCGAACGTAGCCGTCTACCAGGACAACGACCTCACCGCTGAATTCGGCAAACTTCTTGTCGTTCAATAGCGTGCACTCTTCCGTTGCCAGAATGAGCGCTGGCCAGGCTGTTATCTGCGCCAGGTCGGCATCCGATGGGTCGATGGAACCGAGAATCAGGTTGGGACTGTACTTGCCGAAGTCGATCTCGCACTTTGGGACTTCATACGTGTCGCGGATCACGGCGTGCTGAGCGTTAAAGCCCGTGACGCCGTCCGACAGAGCGTCGATCACCAGGTCAAGAGTCTTCTGACGTGCATTCATTGAGCGAACCTCGCCGGGAACCGCCGCGCCTGGAATCGCCCAGGCCGCGACCTGAAGCTCGCGAAGGCACCAGGCGCGATGTCTCCCTTGAACAGCTTGCCAGCCAGCTCCGCCATTACAGCCTGGTCGTTGTCGCTGAACAGCAGCAGCTCTTTGTACAGACGGGCCTTCATCCGCCCCATTCGCGTTGACGTATCGGCGATCGCCTGGTTATCGTCGGCGTAGCGCGGCCGCAGCTCGGAAAGCATCTGGCCAGTGAAGTCCAGATCTCGAATCGCTCTCCGCCTGGTCAGTTTGGACTTTCGTCGGGCATACGACGTGCTGAGCGGCTTGGTCTTGGCATCGTCGCTGTCGATGCCCTTTTCCAGCCGAAACTTGATCGACTCGACTCCGGCCGAAAGAATCCGCAAATTGTGGAAACGCCGGAAGCTGGCGCCGCGGATGCGGACGCGAACGCCGTTATAGCGGATGCGGGTATCGAAAATCATGCGATTGCCAGGTGCAGCGAGCGGCCGCCGAACTCATCCGGGAAGACGCGAACGACGGCAAGGCGGAAGTCGCCGAAGTGCACGAAGTCGCCGGGCCGCGGCTCGCCCAACTCAAACGCGCTGGATAGCGCCCAGGCGGTGGCCCAAACGCGAAGATTGGTCCGGGTCGCCTCCGAGCGGTCAAGAACGGCCCGCAGCGGATACTCAGGGCCGTTCTGAATTTGATAGACGACGTCGTCGCCGCACACCTCGAGGATGTCCGCGTCGGCGATTGCCATCAGCTCGCTGAATTCGCTCATTGGCTTGGAGAGCGCCCCTCGCGGCGGTAACCGGAGGGGCTTTTCTTGGTTAGGCGACCGTCAAACGGACCAGTAGCGCCGGCCGGTAGCACATCGGCAGCGGGTTGGACTGCGTGTGCAGCTCGTAACCTCGATCGAACTTCTTCGGCTCGATCTTGGCGTAATACGGCAAGCCAACCGTGTTGACGGTTTCGTTGAAGTCCGCCGGGGCAAACACCGTCTCAAACGTGTTGGTCGTGCCCAACGGGAAGGCGATCGCTTCGTTGTCCGGGATGAACTTCCGCACGTTGCCGGCGGCGTCCGACGCTTGGCCGCGGTACTCCTCGAAAACGATCCCGCCGAAGGAGAAGGCCTGCCGGTAGTCGCCCGCCAGATTCTGATTCAGCGTGGTTTGGAAGTACTTGAACGCCTCCTCCACCTTGGGATGTGCCGTCAAAGAATCATAGAAGCCAGGCGAACACAGACAATGGACGCCGGTCATGACCTCGCCGAGCAAATTGTCTTCGATCAGTCGCATGACATTGGTGCAGCGGCCGCGAACGTTGGTACCGTTGTTGCCCAGAGTAAACCCGACCGTGTTTTGCGTAATGCCGAACTCGGTAAACAGGTTGTACAGCGTGCTCCCGTCCGCGTCCAGGATCAATCCTTTCAGCGCGCCCATCCGGAGATGCTCCAGCGTAATGGCGTGCTTGTTCCGCATGGTCGTCAGCTTGTCGTTCACCGTGGTCACCAACTGGGCGTTGGTGTCCTCGGATCCGAACTGCCGAACGTCCTGCACGTCGCTGGGGTTGACGGTGTCTTCGTGCGGAATATGCGGAATCACGAACGACCGCAGTTTGCGCTTGCCCTGCGTGCCGACGCTCGCGGGAGCGCCCGGGGGCAGGGTGGGCAGCAGGGTCAGGACGCCGTTCTTCTCCTCGCACATGATCGTGCGGGTAGTCACGCCGCGCGCAGGCATGAGATTGAGTTGATTGATGCGTCCATACTGGTTCGGTAGGACGTTGATGGCGGCCGTGAGGCTGGCCATCGAAAAAGCGGGGTTCGAGGCGAACACATTCATACCGGGCATTGATCAAATTCTCCTTTTTGGGGTGGGCGTTAGACGCCAGTGCGGGCGATGATGCCCTGGGTCGCCAGCGCAGCAAGGGCGGCGGCGCGTTGACCCGCATCCGCACCAGCCGGCCAGATCAGCTTCGAGCTGTCGATGATCGCGTTGCGCACGACCACCACGCCGCGTCCGTCCACGCCGGCCTCCGCCGTCGCATCTGCCACCATGACGCCGTAAGCATCCCGGGTGCCGTTGGTTGCAGCAAGTGACAACTGGACAACCTTGCCGTCGCCGGGGGCAACGGTGATGGTGAACGAGTCGCCCGAAACATAGTCGGTCGCGCCGTCAGCGATGGTGAAAACCAACCCAGCGAGGGTGGCTTCGACCGCCACAGTAGGAACGCCGACGATGATGCCGTCCGGGTCACTCATGATGAAGCGCCCGGAGTTCGCCGCCGGTTCAATGCAGACCAGCCGGTAGACGCCCGGCTTGGTGGCGGCGCCGACGGTCGGTGCCGCGGTGATGGTACCGTTGCCAGTATTGCCGGCGACGGCCGCTCCGGTCGCGGCGCCCTTCGTCGCGCGTCCGACAACCATTCCCGTCGTGAGCGTGCGCGGAGAGCCGCTGCCGGCCAGAATGACCACCTGATCGCGGCTGTAGTCTTGATCCGCCTCCCACTTGAGGAAGTCGGCAAGGTAGAACGGTTCGTTGAAAACAGGCACTTATCGGCCCTCCTTTTTTACGGCCGCAGCGCGGCGCTGGGCATCGGCCAGAAGCGGATTCCGCTGCGGGTCGAAAGCGTTGAAGTCTTTGGTGCCCGTGCTGGCCGTAATGGCGGAGGTCACCTGGTGATTGGTCGCGGCAGCCGCGAGCAGTTCCTTCCGAACCTCGGCGACTTCGCTGCCGGCGAGGATAAACTTGGCTGCCAATTCCGGTTTTCCAGCGATACTGCAAAGGGAGGCGATTTCCTGGGAGGCGTCCTGGCTCACCGGTGCGTGAGCGGCAGCTTCGCCGGACGGCTTGTCCTTCTTCTGCATGTCGGGATCGGGATCCGTTTGGGTCGGGTCTTTGGTTTCAGCCTCAATGGACGCGTCGGTTTCCTCGGAGGTCTTCATCTCCTCCTCGGTCTTTGCGCTTGCGGTCGGCTTGGCGGCGCCGCGTTGCGTAGCCGCCGGTTTTACTACTTTCATGTGTTGCTCCTGTGTGGATCTCGCGGCGGCTCGCGTCGCGGATGTTGCTTGAGCAGTAGCAAGCCGCTCGAGGAACGCCTCGTAAGCGGCTTCCGGACTGCCAAATTCGTCGGCCAGTCCGGCGTCGATCGCCGCCTGCGCCGTGTATACCTGAGCCTCCTGAGCTCGAATGGACTCGACGGTCTCGCGTCGCTGGGCGGCCACGCGGTCGACAAACAGACCGTAGATCCGATCTACCTCGGCCTGCAGGTTTTGCAGGGCCGGATCGCTCAGAGCTTCGTGAGGCGTGCCGTCGTTCTTGCGCGCACCTGCAAAGATGGCGGTGTAGCGGAGGCCGTTCTTCTTGTCCCAGCCGCTTTGGTCGAGATGCTGGGCAATGACGCCGATCGACCCGACCACGGAGGTTTCTGAGATGTACAGACGTTCGCAATGAGACGCCAGCAGATACGCAGCCGAGCACGCCATGTCGTCTACCACGCCCCAAAGCGGCTTGGCTGCAGCGACGGCCGCCAACTTGTCCGCCAGCGCGAACAACCCGGCGCACTCTCCACCTGGGGAGTCCAGGCGCAGCATGACGCCACGGCAGTTTCCCTCCATTGCCATGTCCAGGTCGTCAGCCAGCGCAGCGTAAGACCGCATGCCGCATGCGGCGTCCATCCAGCTCGACCGGTGCACCAGCGTGCCGCCGATCGGGATTACGCAGATGCCGTCTTCCGTCAGGTAGGCCTGAGACCAGACCGCCTGCATGCCTTCCTTTGCGGCGGCAGGCCGCTGTAGTCGGCCGCCCGCAGCGGCGCGATCGCCGACGTACTGCATTAGCTCCTGCAGTTCAGTCGGCGCCATGGCCAACGGCTTGCCAAACAGCCGGCTTGTGTAGCGCGGTAACGGCGTCATTCAGATCCCTCCCCATTCGTTCCCGCGTTCCGTGGTTCAACCGAGGCGGCCGGCTTAGACACCACGTCCTGACGGCCGTCCGAGTCGTAGCGGAGCCGGAGTTGGTCGGCGCGGGCATTGTCGGCCGCGTTCGCCTCGTCAACCTCCGTGGGGTCTTCGCCCCGCTCCTGAATCACCGTCGATCTGGCTTTGAACCCGCAGCGTACAGCTAACTGCTCGGCCTTAGCGTCCTTCTCGGGATCGATCCACGGCCAGGCTGGCGGACGAATGTTCACGTCCAGGTAGTCGTCGCGCTCCCGGTCAAACCGGCGGGCGTCAATTTCGCCGGCGAGCACCGCGGCGAAGATGAACCGGCGCCAGATGGGCAGCAGAAACTGGAACTCGAAAACGTTGTACTGGAACTGTTCCATCATCCGGCGGATTTCGAGAAGCGCCGCCCGCAACGAACCGTAGTTTGCGTCGCCCACGTTGCCGGTGAACTGGTGGGCGGCCAGGCGCAGAGCCACGGCCAGCGATCGCAGCTGCACGTTGAGGAACGCTTCGTAGGATCCGCCCACGTCCGCAGGCTGGTTCCAACCCAAATCTGTCGTTGGCGGCAGATTCAGGATGGTGCCCGGCTCCGTCGCCACGAATCCGGCGCCGGCGGGGGCGTCCTCGCCGTCGACCGAGGCCTCAGGATCGAACGCGGTCTCCTCCGGTGCCATATTCTTGGTCCAGCCGATCAGGAAGGCAGCGAACTTCTTGCGCAGCAGCTCGGCGTCGTCGTACTGGTCCAGTTCGTGAAGCTTAATGATGGCGGGGGCAAAGAACGTCTCGCCGCGGATCTGGCCGGCGCGGATCGGAGCGAAACAGTGCAGCACGTCCTTGGCAAGGATGCGCTCAGTCATTCCGCTTCGCTGCTCAATAGTCAGGTCGCCCGGGTGCTCCCGATAGATGTGATACGCAACGCGGCGTCCGCGGCGGTCAAACTCGATGCCGCAGCGCAACGTGTTGCCCGTCTCGGCCACATCGCTCTTGAGATACGGCAAATGCTCGCCCTCGAGCAACTGAATGCGAAGGCCGAGATCGCCCGGGAACTCCGGCTCGCTCTGATGTAGCAGGGCCAGCACTTCGCCGCCTTCATAGATCTCGCGGGCAGCTACCTCCTGCTGGCCGTAGATCGACATCCGGCCGTCGTAGTCCGCCTGGTTCGCGAACCGCTTCCAGAGCTTCTTTAGCCTGGCCCGTTCCTCGGGATCCCGGTGCTGCGGCTCCATGCCGATCCCATTGCCAACGATGTTCGACGCCCAGGCCGCCACCGCGTTGCGAGCCCAGAGGTTCCGGCGCGCCAGGTCGCGAGCCTGAGCGGTCAGAACGTCGCCCGCCCCTGCGATCAGGGTGTTGATGCTTGCCGATGTCGGACGCCAACCCGCCATGCGTCGGCCACTGGTCGCGCTCTCGTAGCCGTAGACGGCCTTGATCGCCGGGCGGCCGTCCGGACCCAAGATGATCCCCATTTAGAAGCCCTTGCCTCCGCAGAGCCGAATCTGCTTGACCTTCCGCGTGCCTGAGGCAGCGGCCTGAGCCGTAGACAGCTCCACCTTAAGCCGGTCTACGTACTGGGTAAGCTCCTGCATCGTCGACTGTGTGTAGGTAACGGTCCTGCCTTCAAACTGCACCGTCACCGTGCGCTTGCCCTGCGCCAACAGATGCAGCGCGGACTCAGCTTCGGCAAGTCTGGTCTGAAGTGTAGCGACGGTAGCCATTAAATGGACAGCTTCCAGCCGCGGCGAGGCCTTTTCTTTGCCGGGGCAGCCGCGGGCGTCTCCGTCGCAACGGGCCGCTCGGGCGCCAGTGGCGCTGACTCCTCTGCCGTCAACTGGCGCTCGAGCGCGCGCCAATGCGACTCCCGGAAGCCGGCAGTGAACTGTTCGTGGCCGCCGCGGGCCAGGTTGGCGCAGTCAAGCGCCTCGTTTCGAGGGCGAAGCTTGACCCACTCGCCACGTTGAAAGCCCTTCACGACGCGTGTAACGTAGGCCTCTGCGGTGATCTGCCGGTAGAATTCGTCTTCCTCCCGGTAGTGATGCACCCAGCCGGGAGGCAACGGTTCGCCCTCGGCTGGCTTCTCCTGCCTGAGCAGACCGTACAGCTCTGTCTTCGCCTGGCTGACATTGAGTAGCCGCACTTCAATGCCGCCACGCCTAAGCTTTTTGCCCTGCTGGTTCTGTTGCGTCGTTTGTGGGGCGGACAGCAGGCCGTGCCCGGTGTCGCGGCCCTTCATCACCAGCACCCGCGGGCCGATGTGCTTGCGGGCCCAGTGGTAGACAGCTTGAGTGTTGTAGCCGGAGTCGATGGCGAGTCGGGAAATCGGCATTTGGGTGCCGCTGGCGTGCGGATAGTTGGCGTCGAGCAGCGCGCTCAGCGCGGTCCAGCACGGCGAGTTCACGCGGCTGGTGTCGCCGATCAGCACCTGGTGGTCGATCAGCCACCGTTCCTTCTCGCGACCCCACCCCCAGACGTACGTGTCCAGGTAGTCTTTCTGCACGTCGGCGCCCACCGTCAGGAACAGAACGCCGTCCGGGCACGTGCCGCGGTCGTAATTGTCGGCGCGGCTGGCAATCTTTTCCCAGTCCGGCGCCTCGCCGGTCTCGCGGAACGAACGACCGAAGCTGGTGTTGACGACGGCCTTTTCCTGTTCGGGCCTGCCCTGGGCCGCGAGCCAGGCGTTAGCGATGAGGAGAGCGGAGCTCCAGGGCGAGTATCCTTCCCAAAGCCAGAACCCACGGACGCCGCGGAACGGCGCCGTCGGCTCCCAGTTGCCCTCGCGTACGGCTCTTTGCCTGGCGACGTCGTCAATCCGGCCCCTGCATTCGACACACTCGAACCAGGCATCGTCCGCCACCTTAATCTGTCGACCGTCCTGGCCGTTCAGCGGGGTGCCCTCCACCCACTTCAACTGCTCTTCCTGCAGGACCTGGCGGTGCGAACAATGCGGGCACGCGATGAAGAATTTCGACTGGTCGCTCTTCTCGTACTGGTTCTCGATCCGGCTTTTGCCGCTGATTGTGGGCGTCGAGACGATGACGATCTTATGATTGAAGAACGTGGTAGAGCGCTTGATCGCCAGGGTAATCGGGTCGCCTTCGGCGCCGGCAGACATCGGATACCGGTCGACCTCGTCGAGGAGCACGATGCGGATCGGGCGGGAGGCAAGGGAGGCCGGCGAGTTGGCGCCCGCAAGGGTGATGTGGCCGCCGGGGAACCGCTTATGGAGGAGGGTGTTGCCGGAGTCGCGCGATCGCGGGTCCGCAATCCGGTTGGTGAGCGCCGGCGTGTCGCGAATCATCGGCGCCAGGCGATCCTTCGAGAACGCCTCGGCCATGTCGAGGGTCGGTTGGACCATCAGGATCGGCGACGGATCCTGGCAGATGAAGAAGGCGATGATGTTCAGGAGCATTTCGGTTTTGCCGACTTGCGAACTGGCTTGGAAGATTACGGTGTGGACCTTCGGGTCCGAGAGGGCATCCATAATCCCGCGCTGGAACTCCGCGCGGGACGTAACCCATTGACCTGGCGAACTACTTCCTTCGGGGCTTAGCTGGCGGTGTTTGTCGGCCCACTCGCTCACCGTGAGCTTGGGCGGGGGCGTCCACAGACTGGCGGCCCGAACGGCCGCTGCGCGCAGCGCCTTCATCCCCTCCGGGCTCGTCTGGTACTCGGCCGTCGAAGATGGTTGAGATGGCGGTGTCACAAAGCTTTACGACCAAATCCTTTTTGCCGCCGGATGCGACGGCATTTCGAATGCGCTTGACGATGGCAGCGGCGCCTGCCAATCGGGCGTCGATCGCCTCAACGCTTTCCTCCGCCGGCGATTCCTCAACCGGGCCAGGGTCGTACCCGCTGAGCTCCGCGAGCGCTTCAGCTATGGCGTTGTCGATCAACGCCTTGCAAGTCTCCAGATCGTCTTCGATTGCCACCTGCGGGCCCAACTTTGCCCCCATCGAGAGAAACTTCGCCCGGGCGGCCGCGATCATGCGCCCCCAGGTCCGCTCCGCATCGGCGATCGAGGCCGCCTTGCCCTGCGCAACCGCAAGTTCATGTTCGGCCATTGCCGCTTCGGCTGCCAGCTTGCGGCGCCGCGCTTCAATCTCCGTGACGTTCGCGAGCTCCCCAAGCGCCGACTTACGCTCGCGATCGAGCCGCCACTCGACAACCGCACCTACTTCGAACTCCCATTGGCCAACGCCCTTCCGGACCGGCTTCCGGCGGAAGGGGCAGCCGGCGGCGGTCCAGTTGTCGACCGTGACTAGGCTCACACCCAAGACTTCAGCCAGTTCGGATCGATTAACGACTCTCATGGACCGGTATGAACGTAAAACTACCTTTCAGCGCTCTGGCGCTAGCGCCTTGGTGCAATGTCAAGACTCTCAAGGGATTTTGGCCAGGAAGGACCCAAAGCCGGGGGGGGGGTACAGGTAGTCCCGGTCACCGGGCCGCCGCAACCTCGTCGCGTCGCGCCACTGGCCCACGTCGCCACACTGGCGCGCGCCGCGGCGTCTTCGACGTGTCGACCGTCAACCGCGTAGCCTGCAGCACGGGGATGGCCGCCATCTCCTCGCGCGTCATCTTTCGACCGATCGAGTCCAGGCCCAAGCTCTCCTGCAGCCGGCGCTGGCTGATGATCGCGCGGTTGGCGTCCCGGTCGAAGAAGATAATCCACTGCTTCCCCAGGTCGGCCCAGCGAGCCTGGCCGCGGGCGACGTAGCGATTGGCCGCATTCCGCGTAGTGAAGCGGCTTGACCCCTCGACGGGGTTCATGATTCTTACTTTGTCTTTCGCCATCTGGACGCAGTTCGACCGTAATTGGCCGGCGGTGCGGGAGCCACGGTATCCCGGGCGGTCGGTGCTGGTTCCCTGTTCCAGTTCACCGTTACCGAGCAGGCTCTTAGCATGCCCGGCGAGGAGGCGGTTCGATGCAAACAGAATGACACTATTCTGTTTTTTGTGCAAGCTCCACGGCAAACCGCCACAAAGTTATCCAGCCAGATAAGATTTCCCGCGTCTCGTTATCCGATGTGATAATATTAAGTAGTGACAGTGAGGGAATTAAAGCGCTGGTTGGCATCGCAGGGTTGCACCTTCACCGAAGGAACCAACCATATGTGGGTATTGCTTGGCGACCGCCGCTCTCAACTTCCGCGCCACTGGAACACCGAGATCAAAGAAAAGACCCTGCGAAGCATTCTCACCGCTCTCGGCCTCGACCATCCCAAATCCCAAAAACGAAAGGAGTAGAACGCCATGAACTACCCGGCTTACTTCGACGATGACAATCCAGAGGGCGGCTTCGTCGTCACCTTCCCGGACTTCCCTGAAGCGGTCACCCAAGGCGATTCCTTGGAGGAGGCCATGACCATGGCGAAAGACTCGCTGACTATGGCTATCGCCTATCGCATAGAGCAAACCGAAGTCGTCCCGCGACCGAGCGCCACGAAGGGCGCCAAGATTCGGCCGGTCGGGCTTTCAGCCATCCACGACGCCAAACTGACCCTTTACTTGCTGTGGCAGGATTCTGGTATCCGCCAGGTCGAACTGGCGCGTCGGCTCGGTATCCCGCCTCCCAACGTCCATAGGCTGTGGCGCTTCGACCGAGCAACGCGCTTCGATCAGATCGAGGCCGCTTTCGCGGCGCTCGGGAAGCGGTTGCTAATCTCAACCGAGGACGCCGCATAGCTTGGCTGAGCGTGGGGCTCTATCGGTCACGCCGTAGCCTTCCTCTCCTGGCATTGGCACAGCCGCCGGCGGTCGAGCATCCAGTCGCACCGATCCGATGCAGACATCCCGGGTGGCGGATCCGGCACAGTGAAGCCCAGGCCGCCGCAATCTGCGCACTCGATCCGCTGTGGCATCTCCAGCACGCTGGACGGGCGCCGCGGCGCCGGTGGAGCAGCCGCCACCGTAGCGAACAGAGCGTAACTCCGAGGCCGATCTCGCCTTGCGGCGAGCTGAGCGCAAACCATCAGCGCAGCCTCGATGGACCCAGCTTTGCTCAGCACGGCAGCGACGATCCCAGCATCTGGGGGCAGCGAGCCCCTGGGCATGCCGGATTGCATCGCCTCTGCCAGCTGAGCCAGATCTCCGGCCGCGTGGCCATCGGGCGGCGGCGGCGCGGCCTCGCGTGCGCGCGGCGAAGCCGCCGCTTTAGCGGCTATTCGCTTTTCGCTATTCGCTATTGCATCTCCCAAGCATTGCTCGTGCATTGCTTGGGAGATGCTTGGAGCATTGCTTGAGGCATTGCTTGGAGCAATATTTGAAACAATGTTTGCAGCGGGGGCCTGGGGCTCGCTCTTGCTCCAGCGGGCCTTTGCCGCGGCGGAGGCCTTGCCCTTCGACTTCGCGTGAAACTGTTGCTGGTAGCCCCATTCTTCGAGAAGCCTGGCGTTGTAGAGGCGGCCGTCCTTCTCGAAGAACTGGGCCCGCACGCGCGCCCCCACCGTCGCCCAGCGCTCACCTAGGGTGCTGAGGCCGGCTAGCAGCTCCTCGTCATCCGGCAGCCCGCAGTCGTCCTGCTTCCACATATGCAGTAACAGGCGCAGATAGGCTCGCTCCTGCTCCGCGGACATCGCCGCGATCGCCGTGGAACTCAGCCAGGCGTCGACATCGAACATAAACCGGATCCGTTTCACTTTCTCGCTCACCGCTGACCTCCTTGGACCGCTTTGTACAACTCCTGCACCTCGGCCTTGTACTGGCAGGCCGTGCACCACCCGGGTAAATGCCAGGAGCAGCCGCCCTCGCACGCTCGGGAATCTGAACATCCGCATCCGCGGCATGCTGTCTCCTCGCCAGCGGCGATCCGCGCTTGGCGGCGGCGCTCAAGCAACGCCAAATCGATCGCGGCCGCGATCGCCGGGTCGTGCACTGGATTGGTCTCCCAGATCGACAAAGCGCCCCGCATCCGTATTGGCTGCTCAAACTTGATCGGATCGGCCAAAACTAAGCCGTAGTCGCCGATGAACCAGGGCGAATCGCTGGTTACCACACAGTCGACTAAGGTACAGATACCGATCGCCGCGCCGCGGGATCCGGGTGCAATCAGTGGCACATCGCCAAGCCTGCGCGCCTGCATAAATGCCCGACACCTAACCCACTCGTCGGTGTCCATGTGGCTGGATACGCTGGCGTGAATGAGAATCGGCCCTCGGTATTTAGTTCGCCAGTCTCGGTTCTCTATGTCTTTGCGCCCGTCGACGATGAGCTGGGCCCAGGGCTGCCGTATGGTTATAGCCTTCATTGTTCACCTACCTTGCGCAAAACTTCCTCCGCCAATCGCTTGATATGCCCTTCGGTCGACTGCAACCGCTCGATCACTTCGCGCTGAGGATCCCGGATCCCCTCCGACTGCT